TACATGTCCAGGCATGTTAGCCTTTCCTTGTTTTTGTTCTAGTCTTTGATAGTGTCCTATCTTGTTTGCTCTCTTTGGAGAACCTTTTTCATAACCTGGACGCTCTTTGAATTCTCTTCTAAATTCAGTAATTCTATCTAGTATCTCTTTTTCACTGTTTTCTTGTAAAACCATCATTAGTATTTCACTTAGAAACTCTTGCATGAATACTGGAGTATCTGATCTACGTAAATCAAGCCCCATTGCTTTTACTTTTCCAGGCTTCCCGTCAACATCACTTCTAAATCCTTCAACGTCATATACCAATGCCGCATATCTTTTCTTTGTAATGTACAGTCCGCTCTCTGCAACAATCTCTCTACCTGCCGCAATGACTTCTGATCTGCTTTTAGGACAGTGAAAAGCTTCTCCCATGAACTTCTCAAATGTCGAATTGGCCGCTTCTGCGACCTGATCATACAACGTAATAACATTTTCTTTTGACCAAGGTATCTTACCATTTTGTATATCATGTTTTAACATTGGATAAGCACTAAAGTAAACAGAGTCTGTGTCACCATATATTACTGCATCACCAACATGGTCATATGTTCCTGTAATCACCTTGTTTACTTCTGCTGACATGTGTTTTACAATAGTTCTGCCACTTAATGTTGTTGATTGACCAATACGTTTATCAAAGAATCTACATCCAGGATTAAGTATTGCACCATACAAACTGTTTAGATTAATTTTCTTTACAAGTTGTCTTTTATCCCAATATTCTATTTCAATATCATTGCCGGCATCTTTTGCTTTTTTAAGTTGTCCTTGCAATTCTTTTCTTTCTTGATACCAACGTTTAAGCAATCCGGGGATCACTCCTTCGTGATCAGTTGTAAATATAGTTCCGTTAGAACTGAGCATCCATGGTTTGTTGCTCTCAAAAATTATTTTATATATTTCCGCACCACTTAATACATCTTCTTGACCGTTTTCCCAATCAACAGTAATTGAAACATCTCTTTTTTGCTCCATTACTGCATCATATTCAAGTGTACCAAACTTACCTTCCCATGCACCAGCAAATGATTTCTTTTGCAAGTTCATTGCTTCGTTCAAATAGTTTTCTGTTAGTGTTGGTCTTAATTGGCCAACTATTGTTGCAGGATCCATGTTCAAGGCTCTAATCACAGATGGATACAGTGAATTCAAGTCCATTGATCCTATCCATTTATGCAAACCTTTTTTAGGAAATGCCACGTATGCACCCGCCGCCGTACTTGCTTCTGGATCACGTTTAGGCCTATTTGGCACTCTCATACCACGCCTGTGTGCTTCATTCACAATAGCTTGTTCTGTAACTGCGACAGCACCCATAGTGGTCTGTAGCAAAACAGTATTTGCATGTGCTAATTCGTTACTTAGATCAATAAATCTTAGTTTTTTGTCCAGCTTGTCCAGTAGTGCAACGTCTTGCCGGTTGTATTCGATGAATGTTCGGAAGTCATTGTTATAAAGTTGATCGAGTGTACCTTCATACACAGTTTTCTTTTCACCAACTTCAAGTTCACCAATGGCATCAAGCCTGTAAGTGTGTCTTTCTTCATATGTATATTTACGATAAAGTTCTAAACTATCTAAATGTACTCTACCTACTAGGTCATAGGTTTCAGCTGATTTACCATACTTTTCGTATTCACGTTTTTTCGGAAGTTGTTTCCATAAACAAAAACGTCTTGTATCATCTTTACTTAAAACTCTACTAACTCTATTTACCGTATATGGAATATCATAACCTTCACTGTTCCAACCTGTGATAATATCACTGTCTTCAATAAGATCTAGGAATGCCTGTAACATGTCTCCTTCTTTTTCAAACAAGACACATTCTTCTCCCCATTCCTTTGTTTGTTCTTTTGCTTCTGCCATTGTTAGTGTTTTTGGAGGAACTGCAAGTGTTATAAGTGCATCAAGCCATTGGAGATGTACTGTGATTGCAGTGATAGGCATGAAAGGATCACTTGGATCAGCAAATCCACGTTCAGGATCAAAGTCAGTTTCAATATCAAAGAACGCTACATTCAGCTTAGGAGCATCTTGATTAAGATAATTCTCACTCAAACATTGGAATATAGGATTGATATCACTTTCAAATAATTTTCTTTTGTTATTGATTGCAAGTTCTTTACGGAAATCTTTAGTATTCTTACTTACTATACGACTTATGGAATCTCCATATATGCTTTTATGCTTGCCTCTAGGATCGTCATAGTAAAATGTATACTTGACCGGATATTCTGTATAAAGTCTTTTACCTTCGTTACGTTCAACGACTCTAATTATATCAGAATCTCTATCAAAGTATGCGTCTACGTAACTCATTATTTCTCCTCGTAACTAATATCGTTAATGTTTCCTGCTAACACGTATCTTTTAGTTTGACTTGCATAAACCTTGTGATGTATCATACTTGGAAACATTACTATCATATCATTATACACGGGTAAATGAATTTCGTCAACCGTTTGTAGTTCATTTTTATTTTCATTTAATTGCACAAAGGTAAGCGGACTACCGTTTTCACCAACATCTAAATAATAAACCCAACTGTGCTTGGATAATGTTCCATGTTCGTGTTGTGGACTTATCTGTCCAGGTAGATATTCTTGAAACCATACGTTAGCATCTATATTAAAGTTTTCTGTAGATTGAAAATTGTCTTTTACGATAAAGTGGGGACCTCTTGGTCCTACTATATGCTTACAATACCACAAGTGTATCATATCCAATAATGGATCCAATATTCTGTGATCTAGATGTATTTCCCAATCTGTTTTCCAACCCCTATTTTCTTCAGCAGGAATATAATCACCTTTTTCTTTTAGGTCTAAAAAATAATCTACAATTTGTTTTCTATTTGGAAATCCTAATTGCCCATGGCGGACAGATATCGGGTGTGAGATGTAAAATGTGCTACAACTATTTGTCATGTCTTCCTGTGTTGCTTATGGCCAACTAACCTTACTACATGCCCACCAATTGGTATAGGGCGTTCTTAACTTTATTACTTACTTGTCTTTACCTACTGTTACAACAAGAGTTTCTAAATCTTCAAACTCATCTGCAACTTTATGCCAGTCACCTTTGTGTGCAACCTTAATAGCTTTATTAATCAAAGCTGTCTTAACATTAAGCTCTTCAGAGACTGCCTTAACAGTTTCCTTCAAACCTTCTTGAAGATCATTAATCTCCTGTAAAACTGTTGCACCTTCGTTTACTAGCCTTTCTAATTTGGCCTTTTCGTCTTGTCCATAAACTCTATCAGTCATGTTATTCTCCTAGTATTGCCTTATTATATTATATAACTTTGTTTTTGTCAAGTGTTTGTTTACCATTTTTAAAAAGTTTTTGGTATGCATCTTCAAATCCATCTTCTATTCTACTCATATCATCACCTTGATACTTGCACCATAAACGTTTAAAGTAGCTGTCATGCATTTCTTCTATTGATTTGTCTGTCCAATAATGACAACCCAAATGCCCTTTTACGAGCCAAAATAATCGATATGCTTCTTTCCGAAACTCCTCTGTCATTTAGAAAATGTTCCATCAATATGTTTACCAATTGGTGCCAACACTTCATATCCTTGTATCTTAGCTTTATATTCGTGGTGGTCACCTAAGTATAAGTATTTATATCCTATGGACTTCAGCCAGGCCGGAACATGGTGGCTAAACCTCCAACCAATTCTTTTGTGTGGTTCTTGATAATTCCAAGCAAACTGCATACTCATTCCAATTTTATCGTTTGGATAAAGAAGAGTTTGTTCCCATGCAATTAATTTTCCATTTTCGTATAAACAGTTCCAGTCATAAATGTTTATGTCGTCTTGATAAAGTGGATGAACACTTTCAAATTTTTTATGAGTGCAGTACGCATTGAATACTTCAGTTGCTTCTTCCAGTGTTGGTTTATTATGTATTATATCTGTGTCTAATTTGTATTCTACTTTTGATAAATCTACTCTACCGTACATAATAACCTAACCTCTTCTCATTAAGATATGGTTTGATATCTTCGTCCCAGTCTTCAAATGGATTGTCGATCCAAACATATCCTTGTTCAACTAAAGAGTTTTTATAATTTTCTGTTGTATCTTGCCATATTGGAATGTATTCATTCCATTTGTCGTCAGTTGTACCGTCTGGATTACCACTTGGTCTAAAATGTATTTCAATAGGATTGCTACCTTTGTATTCTACATTGATAACAGGAACATCTATTTCTACTAACTGTTTGGGCAGTTCGGGTGCAGTATCTAATTTAAGCCATCTTTTAAATTTAACAACATTTGACTTGTCATTCCAACCTTGCCAGTTATGTAACAGTTTCCATTCATGATAAAAACCTTTGTCTTCCTTAAAATATGTTGCTGAATAATGGTTGCCTTCAAGATACTCACACCAAAAGTATCCAGGAGGTACACTTGATATATCGCCTTTTTCTAAAACTTTGATGGTAGTGCATATACCCATACCACCTAGGTTATAAATTGGTCTAATTACGTATTCTTTTGTTTCTGGAATTTCTGTTGCACCTGGACCACACTGATAACCCATTGTTTCTGCCAAGTACAATTTATTCCACCACTTGTGCAAGTGTGGAAGTTTTCTGTAAAGTTCACGTTCTTCAAGATCATAAAGCCGATAATCTTCTATAAATCTTTTTCCTCTTTTGTCTTGTATTGCCATTCGTCTGTATGTCCTACTGACCACTTTGGGGTATTTTCTACTGTGTAATTTTGTGTACACACTTTGAAGTCTGGTTGTTTTCTATCACCTAGAACTAGGCTTTGATCTGTAAATATTATTCTGTTATTAGGCTGTGCCGCAAACTGACCATTATCTAATTTGATTATGTTAAAAGACTTGTGTTCTGGATCGTGTTCAGAAAAATTTGTGTCTATCACATTTCGTTCTCTGTGGGCATTATCTATAGTGAATAGATATTCTCCTTTGTGCATTTTTTTATCTTTTCCAAAAAATTGACAGTCGGCTAACATTGATTTTTTAATTATTGTTATATCATAATCAAAGCAATCCCAAATTTGCAATACATCTAAAGGAAGTTGTTCTTCTTCTTTATAATCTTCCTTCCAAACAAAAGCTGATATAGGAAGTTTATCAAATAATGCACCGTAATCTGTAAGAAGTGTTTCGAAGTAAAGAGCTTTACCCATAACACTTTTAGCTGTGATCCAAACGCCAGGAGTTAATTCACCATGACCTTTTTCTAAATCATAGAGATATTCTTTCTTTACATATACTGGAATAATCGGAGTGTTACAAACTAAAAAAGACATATCAACAGTATTTAGCTGATATTATATTCTAATTACTTACAGTGATTACATTTGCAACCTGTACAAATGTCATTGTGGCATTGTAAACATTCAGTTTCGCAGTGGCAATCATGTCCACATTTTTCACATTTACAATTTTGGGTTTGAGGAGTATCCATTAGACTATATCTTTACGCAGTTGTCTACTGTCTTACCGCCCTTTTTCTTTGTGCCCATACGTTTGTAACCTTTCCAACATACCTTACCGTCAACACCTTTTTGTTTTTCTTCCGGTAGTGTTTTGTAACTTGGTTTACCACAATCTGGACATTTTGTTTCTTTAGATTCTTTAGCAGTTTTTGCCGCGTTTTCCCAATCCTTCTCACTAGGAGCATCTGGATGGCCTTTCTTACGACTTGTTCCAGCCTTTTTACGTTTGTTTACGTTATAATATAGGCCTTTACTTTTTTCTGATAATTTTGATTCTAATTGTTCTTGTAATCTGTTTTTGTAGATTGAATCAAGTGTTAATGATTCTTTTTTCTTCTTTTTATTTTTTGGAAGATTTTCATCATCTGCATATCTTGGATCATCGTCATCTACTGGTTTAGCTTCTTCTGTTGTTTTTTTATTTTTCTTATCTTTGACGGCTTTTTTCATTGGTTCTTTTTTGTCACCATCCCCGTCTATATCAATGTAATCTGGTTTGGCCTTTTTAGCCTCGGTCATTTCATCAAATTTCATTTCGTAGTCTAAGTGATGATATACACTTCCCATGTAATCTGCCGCTTTAGTAATTTTAGATTGGACCCAACCTTCAATACCTTGCTGTTCATTTACAGCTTTAAGCATTTCATGTAGCTTTATTGAATATTTTGCAATTTTATATAGATCTGATCTAGCCATCTGTACCTCATGATCAGACTCGGCTTTGTATGCCATTGTTGCTAAATCTTCTTTTAAGTCTTTTTCTCTCATTTTGCTTTCCTATACAGTATTTATCTTTTAATTGTTTTGCCGCCCATAAGGTTATCACTTATGTCCAAGGCGCTTTTAGCAGTACCGTCCGGATTCTTCTTTTGAGGTGCTTTTGGAATACCATTCTTGTCACGTTTTCTATGTCCATATGCTTGTTTAGGGTTTGCTACACTGGCTATATTACCTGCTGAAGTGGCTCCTGCTGTTGCTGTCTCCATTGGTGAACTAGGTGGTTTATAAGCTGTACCCTTTGGGGATTTTGACATAATTTTACTTGTTACACCGGAGTCAACATCTGGCATAGTTGGTGATTTGATAAAATCACCGCCACCTTTTCCTGGTAAAGCAGTAGCTCCCATCATCTTAGCCATAGCATTTCTATCTCCCATGGCTTTTAATTCTCTCTTCTTTCTTCTCGTCATGAAATCTATTAACTTTTTTCCACCGTATAATAATGCTAGTACACCTGCCGCCGGAAGTGCATACTGTGATACTTTGCTCATCAACCCTTGTGCTTGGGCCCCACCAAGAACTGTGTAC